TAAATATGAGCATGTACGGTACAAATTCTTATCTAGGTACTTATGAGTCAGCTACTGAAGCTGCAAACTTCTATAAAGAGGCAAGAGAATCTTATATCAAGTTAGTAGCTAAGTTTTATAGAGACATCGAATTAATCGATGAAGATATCTATGAAGCGCTGAACAGATGGAGAGTAGCTGATGACTAGACTTAACGAGAAAAGTATCTATGAAGCTCCTACTCTAGAAATAGCTATACAAAGAGCTGCTAAGGACTTTGATAGTAAAATGTCTAAGAAGTTCCATAGAACATTCGTAAACAATATGCTAAGAGCTTCTGCGAATAAGACCATCGATAATACTATTCAAGATCTGTACTTAGGGAGAGATGATATAGTATTTGAAGACCTCCCACTACATATAGGAGGTAAANACTCAATTAGTAGTAGGATAGCATTCTTATTACTAGCAGAAGATAAAGATCTAAAGATATCTACTAAGTCAGATTATGATGTATTTTCCGACAGATTTAGGGTTGGAGTATGCATCACACACAAATAGGTTTAATTATCTACTAATAAGTTTTATATTAATATCAACTAAGAGGAGACTATATGTCAAACAAAACCGAGTTCATCAACCTGTACGAATCAGCTTACATGTACGTTAATTGCTACTTAATCGAAGCAGCTGAGGGAGAAGTATCGATCAAAGACCTGGAAGACCATTTTACCTCTAGACATCCTAGAACAGAAGATAAAGAGGTCTTAGAGAAGGTCATAGATATCTTACCGCTTGCTCAGAATGTATCTCTTGAAGATGGAGTACTTAAAGGAATGGAGCTTAAAGAAGTATTAAAAGCTCGTTTAAAAGAAGAACGAGAAGAACAAGAAGATGAGTAACGTAAGAGACAGTTCCTTTAATGACATAAATAGAAAGTTCGAGGAAGAGGGACTTGATCCTGTAAATCTTTCTAGAGCTCAAAAAAGACAGTTAAAGAAACCATTAAAGAAATTCTTCGAAAATGCTTTAAAACAAGGCAATTCGAAGAAATAGTGCTAGGACCATCCATTGTCCACTCTATTTTACCAACCTAGCACGAAGAGGCTCCCTTAATCAAGGGAGCCTTTTTTAATAATCGATTAATAGTCCATATCCTTATATGTCAGTCTAGACTAACAAAACTAACAAGGATATTATGGATCACAATATAATCTGCAGAACAGTAACTAATGAAGACGCTCAAGAGATGTGGTCCTCAATAGATAGAAGAGAAGACGAGATAACTTATATGAGAGAGTTATCTACTATGCTTACTTCTAAAGACAGAAGTATATATCAAACACTTTATATCGATGCAAAGCCCCAGATAGTTGCTAGTAATATATTAGGTATCCCGCAGCCCACAATAGCACAGAGAGTAAAGTCTATACAGAAAGCTATCAGGTGGCTATCAGAGCTTCAATATCCCAGTACTTCTATTATAAAGCGTAACTTAGACTACATAGAACAGAAGTACTCTAAAAACCCTACTATACGAGCTGTGGTAGGGTCAGCGGTACAAACTCCTAAATACCGAGTAGTAGCATACTTAAATGGCATAGCACCAGCATACGTCTCTATGATCATGAGAGATGTCTTAAAGGATCGAGGACTAGATAAAGAGTTCGTATCCTACTTAAAAGACTTAAGTAATTCACCAGCAAACATAGAATCAGTTAACAAAACTCAATAATACTTAACAGTTATGCAGGGACCGCACTGCATGTTTTGCGGGTTACTTACTCCTAGGAGGATTATATGGCAGCAGGTAGGCCTAGCAAATATAAGAAGTCTTATTGTAAGAGAATAGTAGAGCTTTCGAAAGAAGGACAATTACCCATTATGTGGTGTGCAGATCTAATGGTATCTAAGCAGACTTTACATGAATGGAGAGGTGTACATCCAGAGTTTTCTGATGCATACGACCTAGCTAAGTCTATTGCAGAGGCAAAAATGACTGAAAAAGGTAATTCAGGTGACGCTTTAGATCTTAATAAAGCGAAGTTCTTTTTATCAGCTGCATTCCAAGTGTCCGAGACTCAGAAGAGGGAGATCGAACAGAAAATTGATACTACTATTACGAAGAAGATAAGAGTGTCATTTGGTGACAGAGAAGAATAGATGAGTATAGAGTACGTCGACATGAAACCACTTCCTCAATTTAGAGGATTCTGGGAGAAGCATCGCTACAAGGTAGCGGTTTCAGGACGTGCATCTGGTAAATCAGTAGCAGCATCAGACGCTGCAATCTTTTTTATGAGAGAGTATACAGTTAAGATTTTACAAGCAAGACAGTTTATGAACTCGATTGCTGATTCATCTTACCAACAAGTAGTCGACAGAATACATGACTACGGACTTGAAGATGAGTTTGATATACAAAAGACCAGGATCATATGCGTAGATACTGGTTCTGAGATGATTTTCAAGGGGTTAGAACGAAACATAGCGAGCATCAAGTCTATAGCTAACATCGATATAACAATCGTAGAGGAAGCTGAGACAGTAAATGCTGAGTCATGGAAATACCTTATCCCGACAATTATGCGTAATAAACAAGCGGAGCTTTGGGTCTTATTTAATCCTAGGCTCCCCACTGATGCAACAGCAGAATTATTTCTAGGAGAACACCCTCCAAGAGATATGATACTTATGAGAGCTAATTACGATCAAAACCCGTATCTGCCTACAAGTATGCTAAATGATATCAACGATATGAAAGAACACTTCTATGAGAAATATCTCCATATTTATGAAGGACAGTTCGAATCCGTCGGTGATAATAAGATGTTTCCTTATAAGAAGATAAGGGAATCAGTAGGTAGGGAATCAGTTAAGATTGAAGTACCTGCTATTGCTGCTCTCGATGTCTCAAGATATGGAGAGGACTTATCAGTATTATGCGTAAGAAGAGGCTATCAAGTTGATGACTTCAAAACTTGGGGCAAGATCTCATTAGATACGTTAGCAGTTAATGTGGCAAATGAGATCATGTCTAAAGGTATTAAGTTCTTGGTAGTTGATGGTGTTGGTGTAGGAGGTGGCTTAGTTGATATGCTCAAGAAATCCATTGGAAAGGTCTGTAGGATCATAGAATTCAATGGAGGCTATAAAGCAAACGACCCACACTTCTTCAATGCTAGAGCAGACACTTATAATGAGGCACTTAAGTGGTTGGATAGAGGTTGTTTGCCTAACCACCCATCGCTTATTAAAGAGATGTCTAGCATAGAGTACAAGTATAACTCTAAGAACCAGCTTCAGATAGAAGCTAAGAGTGAGTTAAAGAAGCGTTTAGGTGTATCCCCGGATTACTTAGATGCTTTTACGATGTCCTTCTTCAGGAAAGCAGGACAGAATAAAGTAGATCTTAAGAAGTTAACAAAAAGGAAACGTTCATCATGGACATAAAAAAGACTAATACTTACGAGAAATCTGATCAAGACATGGAGATCTCTAAAAGGTTACAAGAGGTCCAAGGCTACTGGACAAGACAGTACCAGAATATGCAAGAAGATCTTAGGTTCGGTTCCGGCGACCAGTGGTCATTAAAGGCTAGAGCATTAAGATACGATAAACCTGTGCTTACTATGGATTTTACTAGCGGTATCATTAACAGAGTCGTTAATCCTGTTAGGAAGAATCCGTTTGGTATGAGAGTTAAGCATAATGATAAAGCGATGAATGAGTTGTACCAAGGTCTTATAAGAGATATCGAGTACAAATCTAATGCATCAGAAGCTTTTGAAACTGCTTTCGAGAATGCTGTTACTACAGGTATCGGCTATTTCATCGTAAATACTTCATATGAGGATACTGAGACACTTAATCAGACTATCTCAATCGAGAGAATCTCTGACCCTACAAGTATTTATATAGATCCTAACTGTGAGAAGATTGATGGAAGTGATATGAAGTATGCCTTCAGAATCAAGTATATCGATAAAGATGAAGCGAATAGGATGTATGATCTTGAGAATGACACTGAGCATCTATCCAATTACACAGGCCTTTATAAAGAGTGGGTCGTACCTGAGAACTCAATACCTGAAATGATTTACTATTCGATAGAATCAGATACTGTTAAAAGGACCTGGATGAAAGATGGTACATTCATAGACGGTGAAGTAGATGGATCAATCCCTGAAGAAGCTATTGCTGGTCAGAGAGATATCGAGAAGAAGTACATACTTGTTTATAAGTATGTAGGTGGTAAGAAGGTAGAAGAGACTCGTTTAGAGACTGAATATATACCGGTCGTACCAGTTTTCGGTAATCCGATCTTCGAAGATAGCTGGAGAGGATGGGGTGGTATCGTTAAACTTGTGAGAGATTCACAGTCAATGATCAACTACTATGCATCATCTGAAGCTCAACTTATCCAATCTGCTCCTGTTAGCCCATGGTTAATCGAAGAAGGTCAGCTCGAAGGGTATGAAGATGTATGGAGTACTGCTAATACAGACGCTCATGACCATCTACCTTACAAAGCAGTATCATTAGGTGATAAGCCTGCTCCTCCTCCACAAAGGGTAGATAATACAGCTCAAACCACTCATCTTACTAATGCTCGTTCTAGTGCTATTGCAGATATGCAAAGAAGTACTGGGATATTTGATAGTCAAATGGGTCAAGAAGATATCGCTGGCCAATCAGGTATAGCTATTGCACGTAAGGATCAGAACGCATCGATCACTTCATATCACTATATCGATAATCTTATGAAGTCTATTACTCAATGTGGTAGAATCACTCTAGATCTTATCAACTCAATTTATGATGTTGAGCGTAAGCTTAGTGTTCGCGGTGAGGATGGATCTATCCTAGAGATCAATGGTAATGTTAAAGAATCTGGTAGACCTTCTGCTGAGTTCGATACAGAAGTAGAAGCTGGACCTATGCTTCAGAATGAAAAGGATATGACTAATGCAATGCTTATGGAAGTAGGACGTTTAATGCCAGAGAAGTTTGGTTTATTCGCTGATATCCTTGTAGCTAACTTAGGTGCTCCTGGTTCTGGAGAAGTTGTTGAGCGTCTTAAGAAAACACTTCCTCCTGAATTACTACAAGAAGAAGATGGTGGTGGCGAAGCTCCTTCACCTCAAGCAATCGCGGCATTACAATCTGCTGATCAAAACATGGCACAGATGCAAGCAATGTTGGAAGAATATGAGGGTATTATCGAGAATCTTCAGACCCAAATCTTGGATAACGAGAATGATCGTAAAGCTAAGATCGAAGCTGAGCAAATCAAAGCAGAAACAGATATTGTTGTTACTGAGATGAATAACGAGACTAAGATCGCGGTAGAACGTATTAAAGCTGGTTCAAAAGCTAATGCTGATAACAAGAAGATCGCAGCTGATGCTCGTAAGAACATCCTATCTATGGTGGATAAGTCTATGAATGATATTCCGGGTTCTGTAAGTGACGTAGTTTCAGTAAACGCTGAGGGTGCTATGGATCAGACAGCTAAGCCTGGAGGCCCTGTAGCATTTACCGAGGGATCTGAGTTAGAATCAGAGGGTGATACAGTAGTTCAGTCGATAGATGATCTGTTGGAATAGAATGTTAATGGCCTCCTGTAATGGGGGCTATTTAACAAAACTTAATACGAATTGACAGTAGTGAAAAACGTACGCGACGTATTCGCGGCACTAAATCCTTTTACAAGTTTACGGAGAATACATGGAAGACTTGGAAATAACCTCTAGTTTAGAGGCTTCAAACATAGAGCAAACTGAAGCTCAAGAAAATAATCAGGATATATCTGCAGAACAACATGGTTCCGAGGAAAGTACACCCAAAGAACAATCTGAAGCAGAACAAGGTAACGAGGCACCAGCAGAAGATGATTTACCTAAAGGGGTAAAGAAACGCTTTGCTAAAATGACTAGAGAGAAGTATGCGATGCAAAATGAACTTGCAAAGTTACAGGCTCAAGTCGCACAGATGTCTAAGGAACCTGAGCAAGAATACACTCGTGAAGATTTCGGTGAAGACGAAGAGGCTTACCTCGATCACAAGCTAGATCAGAAACTAAAAGCACAGAACGCTGCGCAGCAACAAGCTTATGCTCAACAAGCACAAGAAGTTCGAGCACAGCAGCAAGTTGCTAAAGACTGGCAAGATAAGATCGGATCATTCTCTGAAGAGTTACCAGATTACGCTGAGAAAGTCGCTAACATGCCTGTCGATTTAGACAGGGACACAGTAGAAGCCATAAAGGAATCTGAGGTAGGCCCCAAGATAGCTTACTTGATTGCTACGGATGAAAAGTTAGCTGAACAATACTTAAGGTGTACTTCACAAAGAGCCAGGGATAGGTTCATTACCAAGCTAGAGATTAAGCTTGAAAGTGCTCCTGCTCCTGCACCAAAAAAAGCCGTTTCAAAGGCTCCTGCTCCTGCACCAAAAATGGGTGGCGGAAAAGGTGGAGCTAAAGATCCAAACTTAATGAATATGGACGAGTTTACACGCTGGAGAAACGGAGAATAATGTTTAAGGCTAACTATAGGAGATTTTCAAATGCCTAATACACTTCTCAATATCGATATGATCACAAAAGAAGCGCTTAAAGTACTTCATGAAATGTTAGTATTTACTAACAAGATCAATAAACAATATGATCCCTCATTTGCCCGTTCAGGTGCAAAGATTGGTGAAACTCTTCGTGTCCGTAAACCTGCACAGTTCTCTGTTCGTTCTGGTTCTACTTATGCGGCACAAGATTTCATTGAGCAATCAATCGCTCTTACTGTTGATAAACAGCTAGGTATCGATGTAACTTTTACTGACCTTGACTTAACTCTTTCATTGAATGACTTCTCTGAACAGTTCATCAAGCCAGCAATGTCTCAACTTGCTACTTCTATCGAAGCTGAAACTCTTGAAATGGCTAAAAACGTTTCTAACGCAGTATATAAATCTGGTGGACTAGTTTATAAAGACACATTAGTTGCTCGTCAGAAATTGTTTGAATCACTTACCCCATCAGGTAAATGGTGCATGATCCTTAACCCTGCTACTTCTGTTGAATTAGTTGATGAGTTAAAAGGATTGTTCCAAGATTCTGCATCTATCTCTAAGCAATATAAAGAAGGTCTTTTAGGACGTACAAGTGGATTCGATTTCTATGAGTCTAACATCATTCCTAATACAGTTAACCCTACTGATATTATCGGTACTGTTACTGTTACTGAAGGCGCATCTACTGCAACTATTGCTGGTCTTACTAACGGTGATGTGATCCCACGTGGATTCCGTTTCAAAGTAGCTGGTTCTAATAAAGTTCACGCTGAAACTAAGAAAGTATATGCTGATCTTTACGAGTTCGTAGTATTAGAGGATGTGACTGTAGCTGCTACACAAGCATTAGTTAAAATTCATCCTGTATTCTCTGCTGCTTCTGGCGCTCGCCAAAACATCAGTGTATTACCTGCTGCTGCTTCTGCAATCGTAGTTAATGGTGCTGCTGATGAAGTTATCCGTAACAACATCGCTTTCTATAAAGATGCATTTACAATGGCTTCTGCCGATCTTCCAACGCCTAAAGGCACCGACATGGCTTCACGTCAAGTTATGGATGGTATGAGCTTACGTTTTGTACGTGACTTTGATATTAAGGAAGGTGAGTGGTTATCTCGCTTCGACTTCTTATTCGGTTACAGAACGCTACGTGAACAGTTCGGTTGTTTACTACAAGAACCAAACGTATAACATTAAGCCTCCTCTTAAGTGAGGAGGCTTTCTTTAATTAACCAATTCTGAGGAGAATATTATGTTAACAAGATTTTATAAAAAAGGACAAATCTGGGTACCTGGAGAAAATGATCTAGAACTAGAGTATGTTGATATCCCGATGGAAGAAGCATTTAACAGAGACGACTTAGTCCCATCTGTATTCTGCATTTTACCGGCTGATCATCCTAAAAACCCTGGGTACGTAGATGAAGAAGTATCTGAGATCGATGAGCCACCATTAATTGTAGATGAGCCAATAGACGTATCAGAAGATGACGAACCTTTATCAGTCGACTCATTAGAGCAAATAGCTCAAGAGTTAGACAAAGCAGAAATTGCTGAGCCTAAGGCTGCTCCAGCTAAGAAGAAAGCTAGGAAAAAAGCAGTAAAGAAAGCAGTAAAGAAAAAATAAATATGAGGTAGTACATGGCAATAACAGTCAGAGATCTAATCACTTCAGCTTTAATATCTTGCGATTGTATAGCTGTAGGAGAGCCACCAAATGCAGCTGAATCATTTAGGGGGTTGCAGAAGTTTAATGACCGAGTTGCCCTGCTATCGCTAGACAACTTATGGGATTATACTGTAACTCTTGTTGATGGAGCTACAGAGTCCGGTAAGGCTATCTATTCCGTTGGCGATACAGTTGGTGACGAGGATTTCTTGACTCCTCGCCCACCTGAGATCGTTACATTAACACTCAAGCAAGCTAACGTCTGGTATCCACTTAAGCAGGTAAGCCCTACTGAGTTCCAGAACACTACTCGTTTAGACCCACAGTTAAACCAATACACTCCAAGTATCTATACTTATAGGCCTGACTTACCAGTCGGTACTTTAGAAGTATACCCTACTCCTAGTAGTGTGTTTGATCTTAAGATGCAGACAAGAGATATGAAGATCGAGTACACACTTGATGATGAATTAACTCTGCCTCCTGGTTATCAAGGATATCTAGAGTATGCATTAGCTGCTATCTTAGCAGTCGATTATGGCGTACCTCAAGATAGAGTAGCTGAACTTAACGCTATATCTAGTAATAGGTTAGCGACAATTAAGCGTCAGAACATTCAACCGAGAAAACTTAAGCTCCCTTTTATTACTAGAGGCGATCGAAACTATGACATTTTATCAGACTATAATCCTTACGGGGTAGGTTACTAATGCCTAAGATCCCTTTCATAGGTGAAACTTATCCTCACTTGAGTAAGAACGTGAGCCCTCAACGTACGTTAAACTTGTACCCTGAGATCATTTCTAATCCTGAGGCTAAAGAGAAGTATATACTTGTAAATACTCCTGGTACTAAGTCGTTTGCTGATCTTTCAGCTGCATCTTCTAGTAGGTGCAGAGGATTACATTATACAGCTAAAGGAGTCTTGTATGCGGTATATGGTGATCAGCTTATAAGAGTTAATACTGATGGTACTACTGACGCGACTTTTACTATTTCAGGTACGGGTGGTTCATCTACAATCTACTTTGCGGATAATGAGAACTACTTAGTATTCGTAGATAGGCAAGAGATGTGGTTATTAGAATATGCTACCGATACCTTAACTACTCAAAATAGTCTACCATTTACTAAACCAGTAATGGTTAAATACATCGCATCAAGGTTCGTAGCGTTTGGCCAGGATAGTAATCAATACTGGTGGTCTGCTGTAGGTCCTGATGCCCCCTTAACTTGGGAAGGTACAGGGTTTGCATCAGCTGAAGGTTCTGCTGATAATATTACAGCGATTGGAGTGACTGATGGTGAGCTTATCTTATTTGGGCCTAGGTCTTATGAAGTACACAGGCCTACTCCTGATAACGATGCTCCTTTTGCTAGGGTAAATGGTTCATTCACAAATATAGGTTGTGGTGCTCCAAACTCAGTAGCTGAAATCATGTCCTCTGTCTACTGGCTAGGTAGTTCTACCGCTGGTAAGAATCAGGTATTTATGTTACAGGGGTATAATGCTGTACCGATTAGTAATCCAGCAATCAGTAACTTATTAGGTGAGTTAGATATATCTGCTCCTAATGACCTGGTAAATACTACTTCAGATTGTGTGGGATTTACATATCAACAAGAAGGTCACATCTTTTATGTGATGAACTTCTTACAAGCTAACAAGACTCTAGTATATGATACTATCGGGCAGTGGCATGAGAGAAGCACTAGAGATCCGGTATTTAATAAAGAGAACCGTTGGGAACCGTTATACTGCGTATATGCATATGATAGAGTCTTAACAGGTAATGGAGTAGTACCTCAAATACTTGAACTCGATCTAGATACTTATAACGAGTATGACGGAAGAGCTATTAAGCGTCAGAGAATAGGTCCTGTATTGTGGGATGATTTATATGAAGTATTTCATAAGAGTCTGATCATCGATATGGAGACAGGTGTTGGTCTTGTAGATTCAGCTGACCAAGGATATGATCCTCAAGCAGTATTAAGGTGGTCAGATGACTCAGGACATACTTGGTCTTTTGAGCGTACAGCCACGATCGGTAAGATAGGTAAGTTTGGTACCCGTCTTAAGTTTAACAAGCTAGGACGAGCTCGCAACAGGGTATACGAGCTTACTATCACAGATCCTGTTAAAGTAGTGCTGCTAGGTGAGACTTTAGACAGTGTGAGGAGTCGTAAAAGATAATGGCACTTGTAAGATTAACAGAAGCTCCTCTGAAGCAGCCTGTATTGTACAGTGACTTAACTCTTGAGAAAGTGTGGTTACAGTATGTTGCAGAACTTGCAGAAGCTACAGCAGGGTACTGGGGAAATATTAATAACTCATTAGAGATTGCTGGTATAACAACTACTAATCCTAATGATATAGTAAACAAGGTGATATTACAAGGCACTACTGTCTCTATCTATTTGAGATATAATGGATTAACTACAGTAGATGCGATAGTATCATTAGAAGACAGATTTAGTGTGCTTGATGGTCCTTTAACGATGACCGAGTACGACGATGCAGGCTTAATAGTCTCTGTCGTAAACCTTTTTGTAAAAGATTCACAATTTGAGCTACCAGATACTATCTCAACTGATAATGTATTAATATCTGGACAGTTAATTAAAAGTATAGGAGTATAATATGGATCCGTTAACAGCATATGCGATCGCACAAGGAGCAGGATCAGCAATAGACTTAGCTGGTGATATGTTTGGTGGTGCAGCAAAGAGACGCAGAATAAGAGATGCTAAGAACAGCTTACTTGCTGGAGTAAATAAGGCTAGAGACCTTTATGGTGACTATGACTCCGATACGGGCGTAGGGACCGGTACTTATGGTACCTCTATGGCTTTGTATGATCCTTATAGAGACGCCGGTTTAGATGCTCAAAATAAGATGCTACAGCTTGAAAACGACTACAAGCCTGAAGATTATGCTTACGATAAGTTTGAGTATGGTGGGTTTGGTAAGGGTGTGCAGGATTACCTAGATCCTTCTATGGACTATCAACAACAAAGGATGCTAGATGCTACACAAGGATCTGCGGCAGCTGCTGGAGGATTACTCAGCGGTAAGACTTTAAAAGATCTTCAATCAAACGCATCTAATCTAGCTCAAACAGACTATGCAAACGCATTTAACAGAATGAATACTGATAGATCATTTGACTATCAAGATTATCTAAACAAATTTGAAGCATCTAAGGCTGCTGTCGACAGTAGATATGCTAGGTTCCGAGATAAGATGAATAGGCTTAGCGGTACAAACACGCTGGGTTATAATGCTTCTGGTGCCCAATCAGGCTTAACTACCGGATATGGTACTAATATGGCTAAGTTAGCTGCTGACGAAGCTAATATTAAAGCTAAGGCTCAAATGAATACTGGGTCTTGGCAAGAGGATCTTATAGGCGGCCTAGGCGGAGTAGTTAAAGCTGGTGGAAACATTTATGGAGCACTTAATCAACCTACTCAATATACTCCAGAGCAATTAGCTGCTGCTGGTAATATAGGTGCTGGTGCTGCAAGCGGTGGAGTAATGCCTGCTGGTGGAGCAATGCCTTTGCCTTATAATCCAGCAAGTGTCGGGTATGCTGGTGCACCCTCTAACAACTTAAGACTTAATCTTTAGGAGAGAACATGGCTTTCGATTATAATTTACTTGCCGGCGGCGTTAAGCGTCCCGGCCCAATAAATACTGCTGGTAACTTTTTAGCTGGTATGGATGAAGCTAAGACATATGGATTGAGGCAAGACTTCGCTAACCAATTCGCATCGGGTAAGCCTGATATTAATAAGATGTTAGCAGGCGTAGCAGGTGTTGATCCTATGAAGGCTCTTGAGATGTACGGCAAGCAAGGACCTGGACGTAAGAAGTCAGTATTTGAGATGAAAAGAGATTCACAATCTGCAGAAGGCCCTTCACAGATCTTAGAAGCTTATAAAGAGCAAGCAAGAGCTGCAATGGCTGCTCTTGAAAAGAACCCTAAGGCTAAAATAACTCCTTTTCTTACTGAGATGGGTTTGTTAGAGGCTGAATACAAAGCTAAGTCTGGTGTTGCAATGGCTACTAAGATTACTGGTGCTATGATCCGTAATGCAGCTAAAGAACGTGGCATCTTAGAAACAGATGAAGATGATACTTATGCAGCAGTTCAAAAAGTAGTAGATAAGTCTATGGAATCGCTAAGAGAGGATATCAAAGCTTTTAACTCTGGTTCTCCTGAGATTAAGAAAGCTATTCGTTTGATGCAGACATCTATTGGCACTGATGCTGAAGGTAATAAGACTATCAACCCTTCAAATGTTAATGCGGCTATTAAGATCTTTGTTAAAGCATTAGATGACTCTGCTGTAATGCAAGGCGAGATAGCTCAGATAGCTGGTGATAGCTGGTGGGGCAAGTTCAAGGGTTTTATCAACGGTGCATTTAGCGGAGTTGAGATGTCTGAAGGACAGTTGAATAATTTATATGACTCCCTACTAACAGTGGCTCAGGCTAATAATGCAGCTATAGATACCTTAGATGAAGGTGCTATGAATGAGGCTAAGTCTCGTATGAACATAGCAGAGGCTTCTAACAGAGTAGGAGATGGTGCTAGTTATCAAGAGTCCATTGATGATTTAGTAAACTCTAAGTTAGGTAGGTACCGAGTAAGAATGCCTACTGAGGACCAACGCCCAGATTTTGCAGGCGGCGTAGTCTTCGGTGACTTAGATAAGCCTAAAGGCGGCGGAACATATGTTGACCCCTATGCGGATCTTTAATCGAGGAACTTATGATAAAACAAAGAACAAGTGCTGAACTACGTGAGATGATTTATGGTATTGCTACTAAGGAAAGTAGGAAGTACCGTAGTATGTTCCCTACCTTAGAGGACTTCAACGAAGCATTAGATGATCCAGAATATGGTGGAGATCTAGTTGAGAAAGTATTGAAAGGCCAAGGTAATATCAGTAAGAGCTTTAAGAAGAAGTTCCCTAACTATCAGTCATTAGCTGATGCTATAGCCGTTAAAACCAAGTATACGGGTAAGCAGAGGCATGATATGAGGGAGACCGCTAAAGAGAGCTTAAAAGGTCTGTATAGAGGTGATTTCGATAAACTGTGGAATAACAGAGAGAATTTGCCAGGAATGATTAGTGCTATTAGGGGGGAAATAGCTGCTGGCGGAAACGTTAGTACTACTAAGTCTATGGAAGACAATAAGAAGCTAGACAACCTACTAAAAGGCCTAAAGTTAATAGATACCTTTAAAGGTATTGATGCTGCCAGAAGTGATAGAGATATGGATCTCTTGATTGAGGGCAAAATACCTTCACGAATAGTAGGCCCTAAAACCTTGGAAGAGTTTAAAGAGCAGGATCCTGAAGGTTACAAAAGACTTGCACCACAACAGAAAGGTATGTGGACTCCTTCATATTCAGCTGAATATGAAAGCCCATTCCTTAAACAGATAATGCCTTCTGCTGAATATAAAGCTTTAGAATTAGCAGGAAGGTCACCAGATAAGAGTGAGGCATTTTTTCCTGAGTACTCAAGACGCGAACGAGAAGGGAGCTCAGGGTTTTCACAGGGTGTAGGCGGAGCTAAGGATTTATTACGTTTACCCGGTCGAGCATTAAGGCCTATAGCTGAGAAAGTTATGGGTATAGATGCACCGGGTTTAGATTATTGGGAAGAGTTCGCACGTCCAGATAAGTATAAGACAGGTGCTCAAGAATTAGTAGATGAGCTTGTAGGGTTCCAAGGTTTTGGCGGCGGAGCTGCTAAATACGGGCTATCAAAAGCTGGCCAACTAATGCCGGCAATAGCGAGTGGCATTAACCGCTATGCTAAGTTCATAGAACCTGCGGAAGTTATTATAAATAGGACTGCCGGCGCTTCAGCGCCGCTTCGCAACAAGTTATTAGGGTCTCTCGTAAAAGAGCTACCTAACATAGGACTAGATGTAGCTTACGAAGGCACTCGGCCAGATGATGAAGTAAGCAGTACTGCCGGCGCTCTCTTGGGGGGTGGTTTAGGCGCGCTTGCAGCTCCATTAGCATCTGCAGGTACTAGGAAGTTGTTAGACAAAGTAACAGGAGGGTCAGACTTATACAGGGAGATCCTCGCAGGTAGCCCTGCCGCACTAAATGAAGAGTTGAAACTTGCAAAAGCTATGCTTCCTCCAAGTCAGGTGTCCTCAACAGGCGGAAGGAATCAGTTAAGTGATTTATCAGGTCAGCTTTCTACTCGATCTGATCAACTAACATCTGATGTTGATAGATTAGCATCCGGTTTTGATACTAGAGTCGGAGATGAGTATGCTGAGATCCTTAAGAAGAATAAGCTTAGAGGTCAAGTGGAAGGTGAAGTAGAGAGGAGACTAAAAGAACAATTAGTTGAGGGCGCTCCTGTACCTTATGCTCTTCGCGATCAAGTAAGAGATCAGGTAAAGTATGAGTGGGGGCTATTTGCTGATTACGACCACCCAGGACGAGCTGCTAATCGAGGTATGATTGCTAGTCCAGAGCTTGTATCGACCCAGAATATGCCTTTAAGGTATGCTGAAGAGTCTCTTAATTTACCAAGACCAGCTCGTGAAAGCGCATTAGAATCTACTGCTGACTTAACGGGCGCCAATATAACACTAGATGAGTTAAGGGACGCTGTAAGTGATAATGTGCCTCCACTAGGTGGCACTGGTAAAATCTCGCAGTTTAGTGGCCGTCCTGAGTACAAAGAATGGTCTGATAGTTTCCAACCATCAACAATATCCGCTGCTGATCATAAGACTTTAAAAGAGCGTATCGCTAGAGCTTCTTCTAAAACTGGACTACTTGATATCTTAAGCGATATCAAGTCTGGTTATCCAGGACAGTCAGTAACATCATCTACAGGAGATTTACCGGTCGATTACCCATTTCCAGGACGAGCTGTTAAAGAGCCTGTAAGAACTGCTGATGTCTTAAAAGAGTCTTACCCAGGTTCTCCTGTAACTCCTGAATCTGCTATGCGTAAAAGAGCAGTGAATGGCTTCCTACAGAAAACTCCTGCTGGTAGAAACATAGCATCTAAATTAGAACAACTTAACAGGTCTGCTGGATTACAAGGTAAGTTACCTGATCTGTCTGATGGTGCTGCTGTTGATGACTGGTTAGATAATATCGGATCTAGTAGGATGGATATCTCTACTAAAGCTAATGCTTTCGAAGATGCTGTTAAGTTACAAAAAGAGATTCAGGCTGTTACAGGATCTAATGTAGATTACATTACTCCTGCGGTACTTAGAAGGATACAAAGCAGGTCTTTTTGGAAAGACTATCTAGGGTCAGCCAGTGCTCCAGGGTTAGTAACTAAGGCAGCTATCCTGGCTAAGGATATTACAAAAACATCTCTTATGAAAGGCAAGGTAAGGAGCCTACTTGCAGAGGTATCTAAGCAGGTACTGAGGGAGGAAGACCCCACTAAGGTCCGCCAGAAAAAGGCTAAGAGAAGGCCGGACTTAGAAGAGAGCGTATCGGAGGTCGAAGGTCTTATGAGCGATCCAAGGATGCTAGAAGTTATGAAGGGAATGAAGTCTAAACTCGGAAGAGGTAAAGGTGGATACGCAGATACTCTAGCTGGTGAGAGGTAGGGCTTCGGCCCTGTCCTTAACTAAACTTAATACTGATTAACAGTAGTAGGAGGCCTCATGGCAACTAAAAACTTTACAAATCCACGTGCTAGATTCTTCGACAAAAACGGTGAACCACTTGAAGGCCGTGTGTGGTTCTATGAGGCTGGTACAAATTACACTACCCTTAAAGATGTTTATACTACTAGAGCGGGTGATGTCCCTGCAGATAATCCTCAGAACCTAGATATTGAAGGTTTCGTAGAAAGTCAAACGGGCATACACTTAGGTGAAGGTTTATATGATATCCTAGTTCAAGAAAGAACTGGGCTTACAACATATGCAGATTATTGGAACTATCCAGATGTCGATGGAGCTCCTGGTTCTGCTGACTCAAACATCTTAACGACTCAGTTCGTTGAAACAATTGCAGATTTAAAAGCTCTTGGAGCAGGCACATTCCAGTTAGTATTCGTATCAGGATATTATGAAGGTGGAGACGGAGGAGCTCGCTGGATGAAATGGAATAGTACCTCTGGGGTAAATGATAATGGTGGAACTATTATCATACCCGGTGGAGATCCAGCCTTCGGAAGGTGGGAATGGTTACCTCAAGTATCAGAAAAAGTTACTCCTCAGCTTTTCGGTGCGTTTCCTTCCGATGGCTCTCTTGTCGTAGCCTCTCAGTTTAGTTCTATGATTAACTGGTGCGATTCATCAGCTTATAAAGAGATCGAGATAGATTTAGCCGGCGATTATTGGGTAAACTCTACTACTACATTCGTTAATGACTTATCTGTAACGATATACCCTGGTGTTGTGTTTAGAAACGCAGCTGGTTTCTCTACAATGATATTTAACTGCCAGTCAGTTAACATTAAAGGGCTTACTAATCTTGTAAATCCTACACCTCTAGGACCTTCTATGGGTTTAGAGATCGATTGTAAAGAACCTTCAGATGTCCGCCCTGAATGGTGGAATGCTGATGACACAGCAGCTACAGACTCAGCCTTCTTATTTGGTAGCCTTACAAACAATTTGGGTACTCAACATAGAATAGTTCTAGAAGGAAATTACGCACTATTAAGTTCATCTGTGGATTTCAGTCCATACTCAGTACTTTTCAAACCTGATACTACAGTATCGATGGGAGGAGCTGATTGGATATTAGGAGATGTTGAGGTACAATCTACATCTCCTGTTATTGTAGGTGATGATTGGGACCTAGTTAAGTTTATTGAGCTGTTTGCTAGTACAAAGTGGATTCAGATCACTGATGGTAATCCTAACTATGAAGTACTACCAGCTCTTAATAACTTTATAACTAACAATACTAACAACGGTACAACTGATTTTGAGTTCGAAGTAGCTGAAGGTTTATATAACTTATCATTCGGTGTTAACTCATCTGATCGTGGTAACGACTATCACCTAAGGTTTAACTGGTCTTTCGAGAAAGGATCATTATTTACCACTGCCTCCCTTATCGAGTTTGGGTACGTAAGTGCTGGTAATTATCCAGTATTCTCACCCTTAGTATCTGCTGATTATAAAATGTCTTTCATAAATGACGTTAAACTTCCGTGGTTCGGTGCAGTATCTGGTAATACATCTGAGACTGCTAATCAGAATGCTATAAGATCCGCTTATTCACAAGTAGCTTTATCAAACGATTCATCTAATTTTAGATATGTTCAACGTGTATCATTAGATCTATGTGGTGGTACATTTAAAACTACCCCAATCCTTTCAAGCTTAGGTATAGTAACTCCTAAAAAAGTACCTGTGATTGATGGTGTGATCTGGGGTGATGCTGCTGTTACAGGACCACTGCTTTCATTTCCTCACGGTATTGTAGGTAAGAATTTGGTACTTGAGTCTAGAGCTGCTGGTATGACTCTTATCGAGTCTGAACGTGGTCAGATAGGATTTACTAATTGTGATCTAAAATCTAAAGCTGATGTAGTCGATTCAACATCTACAAGCAGACTCGCAATTAATAACTGTGAGTTTGAAATTACTAGTGCTGACCTGACTACTTACGATTTTATTAAGCATAATGGCCAAAACAGCTCAGTTAAGAACAATGAATTCATTAGAACAAAGGCATCTGGTACTGCTGTATGTGCTATCAGGTTAGATGCTACATTATCTGATGTTTCTAATAACCATCTAGAGTCCTGTAGTATTTACACTACTGGTTCAGGATCGATAAAAGATAACTATTTAAACAAAGGTTCTATCGAGATTTTAAACACTGGTAGTACAGTGGTTACAGGTAATAAGATCGTAACTGATGATAACTTTGACTCGCGAATACATTTTACAGCAGCTACACCTCGTAATACTGTGGGACTTGTGTGTAAGTATAACGAGTTTAGTGATGGTGTTAGTGATCCTAGTACTAGGACTCCATACATTGCTGTAGGTAAGACTAATACAAACAGTGGGCAAGATTGGTGTGATGTTAGTGAGAACTACGGAAACTTATCTTATCTGTACATGGGTACTACACACATTAACGTAGCACTTGATAAGTTATCAGGACAGACAACGTGGTCTAGCGGTGATTATCTGATCACACTAAACCTAGCAGAATCAGACTTAGATGCTTCTAATGATGTAATGCAATTCATTTTATTCAGTAACACAAGTACACCCGCAGATGCTACACTTAATTGTGATAACGGCGGTAATACTGGTACTGATACAACAGGTATCGACTTCTGGAAATTCAGAGCAAACTTTGCAGCACCTAGAATCGATATCGATTTTAGAATAACAAATCAAGGTGCTACTGATCCTGATTTTGCAGGTGATATTATAGCATCGTTTAAGACAAGTACTATGCAGCGTGAAGCTAGAACTCAGCCCGTAGCAAACACGTTCCCGACCTAGGAGATTTTTAAATGGCAAGTTTACTTCCAAGAATTAGAGCAAGATTTTTTACAGCGAACAATGCACCATTAAGCGGTGGCAAGGTTTACACATATGAAGCAGGGTCTGTAACAGTACCTCGTGTTACTTATATCGATCAAGTAGAATCAGACACAAACGATAACCCAGTAATCTTAGATGCTGAGGGTTCTGCTGATATTTGGTTAGCAGATGGTTTACCTTATAACATCATAGTAAAAGATGCCAATGATGTGCCTCGATATAGTGCAGATAATGTAGTTGCTAATGCGACTGGCGGCGCAGCTTCATCTCTTGGCCAGGTATTCATATCAGCACTTGACCCCGTATCAGGCTTTTTAAGCGACAAACTGTTAGCAGGTGATAACTGTACACTAGACATCACAACAGATCCCTCTGGAGATACCTTAACGGTGAACGTAGTGCTTGATGGTAAAGTATTAGCAAGTGCTGCTGATGTAACTCCAGACTTTCTAGTAAATAAACTTACCTCAAGTGATGGGTCGATCAATATAGTTGACGCAGGATCTTCTGTAGATATAAAAGTAAACACTAGCGCTATAAGCGCCTCAACTCTTTCAGAAGTAGGTGGTGTATCAGATGATAATGCTAAGTCAACTTATAAGCTTAGTGGTGGTACTAATGTTACTTTTGAGCAATCTTCTAGTACTACTAAGGTCTTTACTCTAAATGATTTAGGGATCGATGTAAAAGGTCAAGCTCGTATAGATAACACATCTACTCCTGCACTTCGAGTAGAAGACTCATTAGGCAGCGCACAAGCTATCGTTATGGATAAGAGTTCAATCGTAGCAAATAGCGGAGCCGGTGATTTTGTAAACACTCAGATCAACGTAGGAAATGTAGGTACTACTAAACAAGCTCTAAACACTGATACTGTAGACTTAGTGGCTGATGGAGTTGATGGTAATGCTAAACATACTGGTACTCACACTAACACTGACTCTACACTAGATAGTTCATATGACTTAAGGGCACAAGATGGTAATGCCTCATTAGGCTTAATATCAGATGATGGTCAAGTTACTCTATCCTCTATTAAGGGATCAGGTCAGACACTATTCATGCCTAACGTAAACATCAACTCTGAATCTTTTTCATCTTTTGACAAAGGTATTAAAGTAGGTGACGGTAGTGCTGCCCCAGTAGAAGGTGCTCATGCATACTTTGATGGTAAACATCAGTTTTATGAGAATGGTATGTGGATGCAGCTTGCGTCTAACGTTTTAAATGCCAATACTCAAGCTGAGCTAGAAGTAGCATTAGAAACTGCTTTAGCTAATAAAACAATTATATACACTGGAGGTGACTTAAGCTGGACAAACGCTACTATTGATGTGTACGGTAACAATACTATTCAAAATCCCGGCATGACTATAAGCTTGAATGGCACAGTAGTATTTAACCCATTAGTTGCAGGTGCTAATAGAATATTATTCGAAAACAAATTAACATTTCAAGGTGCTCCAGCTACAACCGTTCAGAATGAAAGTGGTTCTGATCGAGTAGAATTCTGGACTGAAAGATTAGAAATACCTTCTGTTGTAGTGTCTAACATTACATGGATAGGCGGTACTGTTGGTACTGATCCATTAAGATATATAGAATTAACAGACTTATCTCAAACCGTATGGGTTAACTGGAATCGTAATAGCTGGACTGGTGATGATTATATACAATTCCAAGCTGGGTCCGAGATCTCAATTACTGAGACACGTACAGGTACCGAGCAAAATATCAGGAACATTAAGATTGACTTAAATAGTAGTTCCGTTCCCGGGCAGACTTTAGTTTCCGCAAACGATACCACAGCAGGTTACTTATCAGATAAAATTGTGCAAGGTGGGGCGACTGTACTATCAGTAAATAATCCAGGTGCTAATGAATCGTTACAGCTGGATACTTACACAAATATAGCTACTTCAGATTACTTAGATATAAACGGTTCTTATAACGTCAATAATGGTAATATGAGGATCTGTACAGTAATTGGGCAAAGAACAAAAATAACGCATATTGCCGTACCTGTTAATGGAAATAACCTAGCAGTAGGGGCTACTGCTAACATGAGAGTATCTATCTATCAAATAAGTGGTGGTGTAAACACACTTATAGAAGAAGGCGTTTTGGCTATAACTAATGCTGACCCCGATAATACGCTCTATCACGTACCGCTAAATAGCGAAACAGAGCTAACGGGATCAGCATTAGATTACAGAGTAACATTTGGACTAAATGATTGGGTTGGTGGAGGCTCATTCACAGTTTACAAAGGTCGAAATAGCAACGTCAATGATGATAGTATCGCAGGATCGTTTAGCGTTGTATCTGGTACAATGCCTACAAGTCCAACTACATCACCACAAAACGTGCAACCTTTCTTGATAATGTATCATAATTCTGAGAAGCCCGATTTTGCTCTACCTACTAATGCAAAAGATTATCACTTACCTTGTGTTGGCCCTGCAACTTTTGAAGGTGATCTAACTATTGCAGGTGGAGATGTTTCGATCACAGGCTCAACAACAGATATAAGTTCCACATTATTCACTGCATCATCGGTTGGTAATGGGTTCTCTTTAGATGCTAGCGGTAATATGAGTGTCGCAGGTACACTTGATACAGACGATACTAATTCCAGAATGCTCGGATTTATACTCCCTATCGATGGCTATGATTCATCATCACGGAATAGTGTTTCATTCAGACATGACAAAAACGAATTCGCTCATTCAAGACTAAAGGGTTACACAATAACTGAAACC